ACAAAATTTTAAATTGTGGGTTATAAAATAAAAAAGTTTAACCCGTTTGATTAAATATTATTGGTGAAGATAATTCGGTCAACAAAATGTAGCACTAAGTTTTCCACTCAAAAGAAGAAAGATACCCTTTCTTTCTTATTGAAAGAGTATCAATCAGCATATCTAAAATAGTATCCCTTGGTTTGAGAATATTCTTTTCTACAAACTCTACTAATTGCTCCACCATACACATTCAAATGTTTAGAAGCATCTAAAATAGATTGAAATGTTTTTATGATTTCGCCATTACAATCCAACTGATGCACCGCTTTAAACGCTTTTTTGTTTCGTTTTTGAATAATTTCGTCTGAAATTTTCTTACCATAATTGCCATTTTTTTCTCCACGGTTTCCGATAGAAATTTTTTCTTTAGTCTCATCGCTTACGGTTGATCCTCTCAAGGGGGATGGTTTTCCCAAACATGGATGTTTATTATTTTTCCAATAATCTCTCATTTTTTGTTTGGTTTCTTCTGATGGAATATATCCTTTAGCAGACCCCGCGATTTTTAATATATTGTAGCCCTTATCGGAAAATGGTTGTAGGTGATCAAGCCAATATTGTTCTCGTTCATATAACGCATCAACATCATTAACCTTTTCCAAAATGTAAAATTTAAATACTGTATCAGATTTATCATAAGCTCTCTGAAGATGTATAGAATGATGTTTTCCATTTTTTAAATCGTCTTTATGCAACTGATATCTCCGTTTAAGTTTTTTAGCACTCCCTATATAAATTTTATCATTGATAATGTTTTTGATAAGATATACTCCCGAACCTTTAAAATTTTCTTTTTCTATTTCCAAAACAAATTTATTTTCGCTCATTAATCTATTTAGTAGCGCGACAGTCAAATGTGTTCCGAATGTGGTCATACCGATAGGATGAACCGATCAACACAGGATAGGTTTTGTTGTATTAAATGTGGATATTCTATTCACGCTGACCATAATGCGGCAATTAATATTCTGGATCGTGGAATCTCCCTAGTTTATCGTCGGGGATAATGGTTTGAATTTTAGATTTTTTAGAATTCAAACAACGGTTGACAACCGGTTGATTAAATTGATTTTCAATAATTTCTTGATTTTTTTCACGGATATATTAAATAGCCGCAATGAGTAAAAAATTATTGAAGAAACTGAAGGATAAGGAAGACCGTCTTATGGATGCCATTTACGAAATTCAGGAATTGTTGGATTCCACGGAAGATGCCGAATTGTCTTCCATGGGAAACGATTTTTCGGAATCGGTTATTGACTTTATTCATTGTAATGATACCATGTCTCTAAATGCAATTAGAACATTCATTGAAGAGGAAATGGAATAGTAGTCCGATTTTAATATTGGGGAGGGGATATATCGGACTTCAAATGGAGGGATATCTTCTTTCCCAAGGTTACAAGGTGTTGGCAATCAATCGGAATGAGGTTGATTATCACGATTATTCCCTGTTCAGGAAAACAATTCTAAATAATGGTATTGGATTGGTTATCAATTGTTCGGGATTCACCGGAAGACCCAACGTTGATCGGGCGGAAATTGAAAAGGAATTGTGTTGGAAACTGAACGTGGTGAGTCCCCTGCAAGTGGCAACCGCCTGTGATGATTTCGGGGTTCCCCTGATCCATATCAGTAGCGGATGCATTTATAATGGATATGCCAAGGATTTTACCGAAGAAGACACCCCGAATTTCGGGATTTATGATGTGAGCAGCTTTTACAGCAAGAGCAAACACGCTCTTGAAACCCTCACAACCCGAATGGACATCAAGATTTTAAGAATCCGTATGCCCGTATGTCACGAGTTGACAAATCCGAGAAATTATCTTAATAAGATTACAAAATATAAGAATCTTATAAATTACCGAAATTCAAAGACTTTTATTCCTGATTTGTGTGGATTTATCAATGCGTTGATAACAAGCGATGTGTCTTGGATCGGACAGGATATTTACAATGTGGTCAATCCGAATCCCCTCACCACCAAAGAGGTGGTGGGTATTTTGAATCTGGATGAAAACAATTTCTTCAATATGAATCCAAATTGGGTGGAAATGGATGACATTGACATCGTTGCCCCCCGCAGTAATTGTGTGTTGGATGGGACAAAGGCATCGAAATATTATCGAATGAGAACAGAAACGGAGGTTTTATGGACAATAATCAATCAAAAAAACGGGGTGAAAGCAGCATGAGATACAACAAAAAAATGGTGGGGATTATCCTAGCGGGGGGGCGGGGATCGCGTTTGGGCGAACTCACTTTGGGAATTAGCAAACAATTGCTTCCGATTTATAAAAATCCCATGATATATTATCCATTGAAAACCCTGATTGATTTGAATATCAAGAATATTCTGGTGATTGTGGCTTCCGAAATTCAACATGAATTGTTTGCGAAATATTTGGGGGACGGTTCCAGATTCGGAGTCCATGTGGATTATGTGATTCAGGATTCTCCAAGAGGACTTGCGGATGCCTTTATCGTGGGGGAGGATTTCATCGGTGATTCGGATGTGACCATGATCTTGGGGGATAATGTGTTTCTTCTGGACAAACCCATTTCAGCCATACCAAACACCATATTCACCTACAAGGTTAGAAACCCATCGGCATACGGGGTTGCCACATTGGACGATTGCGGGGAATTGAAGGATATTGTTGAAAAGCCCGAATACTTTATTGGTGTGGATGCGGTGGTGGGATTATACATGTTTTCCAACAATGCGGTGAGACTTGCGAAAGAATTGGTCCCTTCCGAGAGGGGGGAATTGGAAATTGTCGATCTCATCAAGTCCCTGATGAAGACCGGTTATGTGAATGTTCGGGAAATTGGCGGGGTTTGGTTCGATTGCGGAACTCCGGATGATTTGTTGGAGTGTGCCGAATACGTTCGCGCCCTTGCAAAACGGACAATCCGTGATATATTCCTTGAAGAAGTATGATCCTACCCGAAACAAATCTCTGGATAGAATCTTACCGTCCACAAACATTGGACGATTTGTGTATTTCCGATGAAAACCGGAAAATTATAAAATCTTTCGGGACGGATATTCCACATCTATTGTTTACCGGACGGGCTGGAGGTGGAAAAACCACCCTTGCAAGAATCATAGTTCAGGATATTCTGAAATGTGATTATCTTTATATCAATGCATCCGATGAAAACGGGGTCGATACCATTCGGGGAAAAATTACCGGATTCGTTCAGACAAAAAGTTTCGATGGTAAATTGAAAGTGGTCATATTGGATGAGGCAGACGGGCTAAGTTCAAATTCGCAATCCATTTTACGCAATCTGATGGAATCATATGCACACGTTGCCAGGTTCATTTTAACTGGTAATTTCAAACACAAGATCATATCCGCCTTGCAATCCAGATGTCAATTTCTGGATATAAGACCCACACTCAGACAGGCGTGTGAGAGATGTCTTCACATATTGGACGAGGAAGGTATCAATACCACCAAGGAGCAAAAGCAACAGCTTGTAACCCTTGTGAAGTCCCATTTTCCCGACTTGCGGAAGTGTATCAATGAGATGCAGAAATTTTGCATCAACAACGAGTTGGTCATTACCCAAACCGTGAACAACAATGAATTGTGTGAAAAAATACTCTCACATGTTTCCACGGGCAAGACATTGGAACTCAGGACATACCTGATCAAGAATGACGGGTTGTTCAATTCCGATTGGGAACAACTGTTGGTCGATCTATTGAATCACACCTATGATTTGAAGATGGATGATTCAAAGAAGAAAGCCATGATATTAACCATGGCTGATCATCTTGAGAAATGTGGCAGGGTTAATGACAAGGAAATAAATTTCTTTGCCTGTGTCCTGAACCTTGAGAATATTTAAGCCGTTGCCATTGCTCCTTGTGGGGCGGTTCTGGCTTGTGCGGGTTGTTTGAATCCACGGGCAAATGCTTTTCCGGCACCTCCGGTGAATCCTTTTTCCTTTGCTCCCTGTGCGAAGTTCTTGTTTCCCTCTGCGGCGAGCAGCAACTCCTCGACAATATCACCCAAGGAAATCTGATCAATGGGACTATCGAAAGTGATCAACCCCTTTGCTTGGGCATCTTCCAGTTGTTGTTTAAGTTGCTCAACATATCCTTGTGCTTTTCGGGCGAAGGATGCGGAATCGGCGGCTTCACTTCCGGTATTGTAGATATCCTTGACATTGGAACCGATTTGTTTGGCGGCGGCACCGATACCGGAACCAACTCCCGAAGCCACATTCTTGGCACCTTGGTATGCTCCTTGTGCGGCACTACCAACAGCTTGACCAGCGGACTTGGCGGCATTGCCAACGGCTTGACCGGC